CATCGCCGAGGAACACCGGGTTATTCTTGGCAAGCTGCGCCCGAGAGTGAGCGTTCGCCTGCAGGGTGCGGAAGTTGGTGCTCTGCACAAAGCTGTTGTACTGCTCGGCCGACACCATCAGCACGCGGACCGGCGAATCCTGAGCGGCTTCGTCACCGGGGAATTCAACGCCAGGAATCGGAAGCGTCATGCCGTCTAGCCATGTCGCGATGCCGTCGACCACATCGGTGTTGAAGACGTCGGTCGTCGCAATCGTGTAGCCGCCAGTCGGGACTTGCTCAAGGCCTGATCCGGTCGAGAGGAAATGGCGGTTACGGGTCGGTGCGCGAACTGTGTTGACCATGACCTTCGCGAAATCAGCGTGGCTGGCAACAGGAACACACCATTCGATGTTGTCATGGAAACCACGAGCGCCGGCCAAATGGGTCAGCGTTGCTTGGTCGGAGAAGCGCTCCAGAGCCGACAGCGCTTGGTCCTGAGCCAGCGGGCGCAGTTGGTGCGGGGTACGCTGCTGAGTCATGGCGCCACCGGCAGACACCGGGAACCTGGCCTGATTGATGCGCAAGCGGTCGGCGGAGAAAGTCATCGCCGCGCCTTTGCCTTGCGCCCATTCGTCACCCATGATCGGAACGGCCTTGATCGGGTTGACGAGGTCGAACGTCACCTCGTCTCCGGCAGCCTTCGAGAGTTCCTGAACGCGGACAATCGGCATCTTGTTGGTCGAAGCCATGCGGATATTGCCGCTGGCGTCGGCCTGCTTGCTCATCTTGCCGGCCATGCGATTGAGGCCGGTCTTGCGCTGCATACAAGCCGCAAAGAGGCCGACCGATTGGATCTTGACTTGTTGGTCAGATCCGTATGCTACGGAAGTAGTGCTCATTTTGATGCTCCTGTAGAGGAATTCGCGCCATCACGGCGGGAGTTGTTTCGGTGTTACATCTGGCGGGCCAGCAAGGCGAGGATCTTTTCTCGCGGCATGTCCATCATCTTGTCCTGCATTTGCTGTGGGGACATTTGCCCAATCGCCTGCATTTCGTCCGTTGGCGGAGTAGGTGCTGACGGGATTGATGCCATGCTTGACGGCACTTTCGGCTTGGCCTTGGCTGCGGCGATTACCTTGTCGGCCTTTGCTGCTGCGTCGGAGAGGTCCGTCTGGCTGCCGCCGTCCATGCCGAACATGCCGGCCACTTTTGCGACAGCATCAGAGAGCGCCGTGGCGCGAGGGCGATCATTGGCGTACATCGCACTGAGCGCCTGAACTACGGCGATTGCTTCGGCGTTGGCGGTTGGTTTGGTGTGGTCGAGCGCCGGATATTTGGCAATCAGGCTTTCGGCAGCGCTTGCAATGGCCCGCTGCTCTGCTTGCTCGTTGGCTGCGGCCATTGCAGCGGAGAACTGCTGCTGCGCTGTCGCCTGAGCTACGCGGACAAGCTCTGCGTCGATCTGGCTTTCAAGGTCTTCGACCAGATCCTCGTCGTCCAGCAGCGTTGCATCGCGCAGCTGCTTACGAAGAGACTTCAAATCGACCTGCTGCGACTGCTCGAACGCTTCTCGCTTCTGCTGAATGGCCTGCTTTGCCTCTTCGGCCTGCGCTTGCCAGAAAGCCGCGGCATCGCGCGCCTTTTGCAGCTCGTCGAACGGGATTGTGTGCTTCCCGTCCTTCGCCAGTACCACAGCCTCTTCTGCTTGGCCTTCAGCCTCCTGGCCTTCGTCTCCCTGCTCTTCGGTTTCTGCTGTCGTTGAATCGGCGTCGGGCGCCTCGCCGGCAATCTCGCCCTCGACCGGCTCGCCGTTGGCGAGAAGCATCCGGTCTTCGTCAGACAGTTTCTCGAATTCTTCAGGGTTAGCCATGAAGTAATCCAGGTCTTTCATTTGTCGCTCCATCTACAGGATTTGCGCACCATCACGGTGGGCTATCCGTCACATATCGCTTGTGCTGCGGGCGAGATGCAAGCGGGTAAATCAAATGCTTGCCCTTTCGGGGAAGCTCCAGGTTACGGATTGCGCGCCATCACGGCGGGCAGAACTTTTATACCATGCTTGGTGAATGAAACTGTTATTTGTCCTGCTTAAGCGCCGCGCATGACGGAGCCGCTGCGGCATATTCACTTGCGCACAAAATAGCGATGGCGTCCTGGGTCAATCCGAGTCCTGCAAATGACCGGGCGGTTTCTCTCAGCGAGCAATCGCTGTCTTTCCATGTGCCGCCGAATACCAATCCGAATCCCGGGCCAGATCCACCAACGGACACACCACCCATACAAGGCGCAGTAGGGGCGATATTGCTGGCCGATGCGTCAGGCGTGTTCTTGATGGTCGTCGTTCCTCGCTGCGCGGCTGCAGGCGCCTCGTTATACGTCAGGCTTGCCGTGCCACCATTGCCAATTCCGGCGCCGCCTGATGCGTTACCGCCGCTTGCTATGCCAACACCGACAGATGCCGACCTTGATAATGCCGCCGCGCTCGATGATGTGTGCGCGTATTGCATCTGACTTGAGTAGTCGTCAGCCAGTGCAGGCAAAGCCGACAGCATGGCAGCGGCGATTACCTTGCGCATGTCACCAGTCCAGCCAAACGACGTTGGTCGCCGTTGAGGCATTCATGACGCGAGTGCCGCACACATAAAGCGTTGTGCCTGCAGGGACAGCGGCGAAGGTCACATCAGCGCCGTCAGTACCGGCCTGCTTGAGCACGACAGAGCCGGCTCCACCGATATAGAGCGCCTTGAATTGCAACACCGTTGAATCGCTCTTTGTGACTGCTCCGTATCTGGTGGCGGTTTCTAGCAAATAGCTCATTGTCAGACTCCTGATTGCTCGATGCCGGCATTGAGTCCGACATCAGGATTAGCCGGGAATAGCGGCGATGTGTTTTGTGGGAGGTCGGCCGCAGGAACTCCAGCAGGAACAGGCGCGATCAGTGGCGCCGCGTCCTTGTCTGGCATCCCTGCGGACCGGAGAATCTGGTCAGCCGACTGCGCCAACTGCGGCATCATGGCGATCTCGTTCGCCGCACGGGTGGCCGAGAAGAAGCCCTCGACTGCTTTTGTCGCAGCCTCTGCCGCCACTTTGCTGACTTGCGCATCAATCAGCGGCTGTTGCTGCCGGATCTTCTGGATCTCCAGTTCGGTGCGCGACTTCATGCGCTCCTGCTCGACCGCATCCTGAATCATCTTCTCGATCTGCTCTGGCGAGGTCGAGCCGGCAGCGGCCTTGATTTCGCGGATGAGGTCATCGCGATTCGGCAGGTCCATCAGGGCCAGCATAAACGGCAGCGTGACCGACTGGAATTGCGGCGGCATGACCTTGAACGCTTCACTCATGGCCGCGAGCTGCTGCTGCTTGAATGTCGCGGCCGATGGCACGTCATCAATGCCGACCGTCAGCGCCACGCGCGACACGTCATTGTCCAGATAGTCGATGCCGTCTTCGTCGGTCTTCGGCGTGTTGAGAGCGATTGTGCGGTCTTCCACGAGGCCATTGCCGCTCAGGAACACCTGCTCTTGCTTGCCGATGGTGTCTGCGATGATCAACGCCAGCAGCAATTCGCCCACTTCCGTGCGCGCCGTCTTGAAATTGTCCAAGACATCGGCCAAAGACTGATTGCTCTGGTCGACTTGGCTGTTGAACTGCACGCCTGACGTTGTGTTGCTGTTTTGTCCTTGGAACTCGCTGTAGATGCCACCAACGCGCCGCAATGCTTCGCGAGAGTCCGATAGCCGCTGGAATTGCTGCGCGCTCAGTTGCAGGTCCGTCTCGACCTTGAAGATCCCGCCATCTCGCATCGCTTTGGCGCTGAGGATGATGTCAGCGTCAGGCCGTGCGACCTCTTGCCGGAATTGCTCATCATCGCCAACCACGGCGCCTTCTGTGCGCTCGACGCGGCGCGCAGCCAGCATCCATTGCAACTTGGAGTGCAGCGCGTTGACCTGGTCCTGCAGATAGATCATGCCGCGAGCCAGACCGAACGGGACGCCGGTCCTGTCCTCGCGCATCGCCCAAAATGGGACGTAGGGGAATTTGTTGTGCTGCTCGGGGTGATCGACGTCGGCCAGTTTGTGAGGGCCGAGCCACCACGACAGGCGAACGCGAGACACCAGCGCTTGCTCTACCGACACAAGCCCTTGCGCCACGGCGACGACATGCGCGGAGTTCCGCCTGTCAAACTCGACCACGCGGCCGTCTGGCGAGCGAATGACGGTCACTCGATTCCACCGGCGATACCAGCACTCGCAAATGGCCACACGATTCTGCGCGGTGTTACGCCACTGCATTTCCTCGATGGACCACTCACGCTCCTGGTCCTGGTTGTACGCCAGATCAGGCAGCATTCCGCCGTCGTCAATGGAGTGGCCCAGTCCGTAGTCGGACCATGAGCTGACCGTATGGCGAATCAACTCTTTGTGCTGCGGGAATACAAGCTCGGGGATTCTTTTGTCGAACCACCGACGACGGATCATGTAACGCGCATCGCTCATGTCCGGTTTTGCGAACCAATCCCAAAACATCTCGTTGCGCGGTACTTGCTCGACGCGGTACGGATAGCGGAAAGGATCTTCCTCGCGCCCGACATAAACCCACCCGATGCCGGGGCCGATCTGCGACTTGAATGCCTCAGAGCAGGCAATATCAGCCTTGCTGCGCTGTTCGGCCTGATGCAGCTTGTAATTCAGGGCGTCTGCCACATCAGCGCCGTCTTCCTGCGACTGCGGCCTGACTTTCCAGTCGCCTCTGTTTCTGACCTCCATCCCGAGCACTGACGCGAGGACCGGCCCCATCAGCGGCTCAATGGCTGGCGGGATTCCGAGCGTCTTCATGCGCTGCAGAATCTCGGCGTCGAGCTGATTGCCGTCGATATAATCAGCCTGACGGTCAGCCTCAGCGCGCCATTGCGGCTGTTCGGTGATCTCGGTCCAGAATGCGGTGTATTCGTCGAGCGATAGCGGTTGCGGATTAGCCATAGTCAATCAATCCTTCATATCGCTCCGGTATATACCATGCTTGGCGCATCGGTTAGGCGCGCCAACTGGCCGCTTGTCTGGCTGGCCGTCTGGCTGGCGCGCCGCTTGGCGTGCCGGTTGCCAGAGCGTCGAGCATCACGATTGCGGCCAGTCCGAACGAGTCGGCAGCGTGCGAAGACCAATCATGCTCCGGTCCTAGCCCACAATTGCGCGTCTCGTCTCGCCTCTCGTGATACCAGCCTAGAGCCTCGACACCAGGCATACAGCGCGGGTCAATGGCGCACTGAGGCAACAGGCGGCGGACGGCCTGCACGCGAGCCATAGCGGCCCCAGGGCCTTGATTCTTGACCACGGTTACGTCGTAGCCGGCCTTCTCCAGCTCGCTTTGGTACGTGACTTGGAACACCTTGTCGTGCTGCACTCCGTCATGCGGGAGCCATAGCTGCACATTGGCGCCTGGCTTGTATCCTCTGCTGTGCAGCCACGCGACATGCGCGGCGAGCGGCTGACCTGCAGCCTCGTAGTAATCAATCACGCCGATTGTTCTGCCGACGCGCTGCATTGCCCATATCGAGCACGCATCAGACGTGGTTCCTGATCCTCCGATGTCCCAAAACAGGTGCACGGTCATGAGAGGATCGGCGGGGACAGCGCACAGTCTTCCCTCTGTGCGCAGCGCGGACAGCTCGCGGGTGAAATAAGCGCCCTTGTGGGCCGTGGCGTACTCTCCTTCCCAGATATGCGGATAGCTGTCAGGGTCGATGCGCAGACAGTCGGCGCGCTCCTGGTCAGTCTCGGGCGTGCGAAACGGGTTGTCTCGCCAGTTCGCGCGCACCACGACTGAGCCGGTCGGCTGTTCATCGCCTCGCAGGAGCACGTCAATAGCGTCAGTCGGCCGGCGAGGGTTCCAACTGGCCCATATTTCTGCGCCAGCCACGCGCTGAATGGTTGGGCGCAGCAGGTTCAGCGAGCGCTCGCTGATGGCCTGAGCTTCGTCAATCCACGCAACCCGGAAACCTTCCAGAGACTTGACCGACTCAGCCGTGTGGTTCTGCATCCCCTGAAAGATCAACAAACCATCGCCAGGAGCCTTGATGCGGTCCTCATAAATCTTGAATCGAGCCCCAAGCCCTAGCCGGCGTATCTTGTCCTCGATCAGCAGCTTTGACGATGCAGAGAGGGTGCGCTGCACTTCTCGGACACAGACAGCGCGCAGACCTTCGCCGGCTCGCTCACCAGGCGATGACAGCGCTTCCTCGACCAGCCTCTCCGCGAAGAAGTGGGATTTGCCGCTAGCCCGACCGCCATAAGCTCCGCGGTAGCGCTTGCCAGGATCGATCAGGGGCACAAATACCTCTGGCGTGTCGAGCACGATGTCGCGCTTTTTCATTCAGTCGCCCGAATCACGCGACGGGTGATTGTCTCGATGATGTCGTCAGACGCCGATCCTTTGTCCATGCCGAACGCTTCGCGCTCTGCGGTGATCAGCTTGCACAGCGTTTCAGACAGGTTTTTCAGGATAGAAGCGCGCTTTGCCAGCTCATCGCCCGAGCATTGGTCCAGCTCAGCCTCGTATTCAGCGGCTCTTGACCGGAATCGGCGGATGTCTGCGCGGTGGGATAATTGGACGTTTGCGACCGTTGTTGCAGCGCTATTGACAATCTGCGCCTCTGGTCTGGTGGTTGCATTTTCTTCAACGGCAACCTTGCCGGCAACCATAGCCTCAGCAACCATTGAATCGGCCTTGGCTTTAATCTTCGCAGCCAGGTCTCTCGGTATTCCAAGCTCCCTGAAGTGCTTATTGATTGCCTGCCTTGTGACAGGCTGCCCGGTTGCTTTCTCGTACTCTTCGGCAAGCTGCGGGACACTGAGCAGGCCTTCTCGCCACCCCGGCTCGATCCGCCCATAGTCAATGATCCGTGGAGCAGCCATCATCCCATCCTAACGATTAA